TATGATTTAGAGTACGAAAACATAATGATTATTACAATGAGAGGTAGAGCCGGACAACAGATTGGTGGGGGATTTGCAAAGAACATTCAATTAGGATTAAGAACGAGCAAACAAATCAAAAGAATTGGGTGTGCTACTCTAAAGGATATAGTAGAACAAGATCAATTAATTCTTCCAGATTTTGAAACGATTAGAGAACTCACAACATTTGCTCTAACAAATAATACATATCAAGCAGAAGAAGGCGCACACGATGATTTGGCAATGTGTTTAGTTATATTTTCGTGGTTAGTAAATCAACGATATTTCAAGGAGTTAACAAACATGGATATCAGAAAAAAAATGTGGGAAGAGCAAATGGAAACTTTAGAACAAGATATGTTGCCGTTTGGAATTATAGATGATGGTATAGAACAAGAAACATTTGTAGATAATGATGGTCAAAAATGGGATGTAGTAGAAGATCCTACAAGTAGGGTATACTATTAAATATATTATAAATATAAATATATTGTAACATAAAGGAAATAATGGCAACAAATCTTATATCTACAAATTTTGCAGGGGGTGTTTTTGAAAAAGCAGGAACCTCTACTGTAGTTGAAACGGCTACTACTACGCCACAAGTTGGACCTAATTCGCTAGATGCTTCTACCTATAATACTGTTGGAATAGGAGAATATTCAATACAGGTAAATGCTACAAGTTTTATTGCAAGTACTTATACTACTGCAGGTAAACATGTAATAGTATGGCAAGAAGGAAGTGCGAGTTACCCTCCGCCCATGGCAACTGTTGCAACAATTACAGGAGATGCAATTATGTATGGTACGAATGCATTAACAAGTGGATCCTATGATTGTGATGCTGGTACCTCGATTGGTTATGATACTGCAAATGGTAAAGTACTCGTTGCTCATGCTACTAACAATAATCATGGTAATTATATGACGGTGGGTACAATTTCAGGAGATTCTATTTCTTTTGGAAGTGTAACGACAATTGATTCTGGTAGTTCTCCATCTGCCCATAGCATGCGACCGCAAGGTATGGTTTACGTAGGAGGCATTGGAGGTGATACAACAAATAGGTTGGTTCTTGCTTCTAAACACAATTCAAATAACGATGGAGAAACGCGCGTAATAACTATATCTGGAACTACTCCAACTGCTCATACAGTAGCAGACTTTACCAGCGCACCTGGTGATTTTTGTATGGCTTATGTCGGCAATTCACAATTTTTAATTGTTTATGCAGTCTCTGGCATTGCGCTGATGGCCAAAGTAGGAACTGTAGCCGGAGGAGTAACAAATACTATAACATGGGGATCGGAGGTGAACTTGGCTAGTAACAATAACACCGTCAACAAGTTAGCCATCGCTTATGATGAACAAAACTCAAAAGTTCTGATTGCCTTTGTTAATATTGCTGCTAATACTAGAGGTCGGTATATAGCGGGTACAGTTTCGGGTACAGGCGCTTCAGCCGCTTTTACTTTTTCAGGTGCACCTGAATTTGAAACAGCTGGAGGTTGTACTGCTATTTCAGCCGAATATCATCACGGAGCTCAAAAAATCTTAATTTCTTATAAGTCGGATGCTGACACAAAACCTCAAGTAATTGCCGCCACTTACTCCAGCACCGTAGGAACTCAAGTAGATTACACATTTGGAACTGCGGTCTACGCGTCTGGGGTTACCATGCCAACATCGCCAGCCATGACGACAACCAGTTATGATGCTCTCAACAAGAAAGTGATTGTTTTCAGAGATGGCGCAGTTGGATATAAACATGGTCTAGCTGTCGATCTTTTAACAACTACAGTAACATCAGATTTAACTACTGGTAACTATTTTACAGCTGATTTGCAAGGTGGAACTTCACGTATAAATGCTATAACGGTTACTCCAAATGCAGTTGCGCCTAAAACGTACACCTTTAATCTAAAAGTTATACAAGGTTCTTCTTTTCCAAAATACTTCAAGTGGAGTGGAAGTGACCTTACAAAATTCAAATGGCAACGCTACTGGCTACCAGGAACAGGATGGGTTCACAGTCCTACTATGACTACAACAAATGATGCTGTAGATGTCTATTCTTTTACTACTTATGATAATGGTACTACTTGGTATGCAACAATAGTGGGTCAAGACATCAAATAAATGGATTTATATCTCCAAAATTAACTTCAGTAGGTGGATTGTTTATTTCTGTTATTAAATCTTCAATTTTATTAGATAGGTCAGGTCTTTCCTTTTTTAATCTATTTAAAAAACTCAGAGAACCAGTAATCAATTGTTCGGGTCGGATAGATAATCTTTTTCCTATTCTTCTTTTATCAGATACTTCAAGGTGTTTGGGATTTACACAGGATGGATTGAAGCATGTTTGAGTTACTACTTCACTGGGTGTTAGTTCACCTCTCATTCCAGAAATATCAGAAAATTTGCCGTACATCATAAAGGCATATCTACTAGCAGGTATAGTTTGTCCCATTACAGAAAACATTCCATGACCGGTCTTATTTTTTGAAGCGAGCCAGATATGACATTCAGTATTTGTTTCGGAACGATCAACTTTTTTAAGAAACCGGGCCTTTATTTTTTCGTTGTCTATTAATTTATATGTTTCTTTGAAATCCATATACTCCTTATAAATTTATGATAACACTTAATATTTATGATTTTAGAGAACTGAAAAAAACTAAATAAATGTAATATGGTAAATAAAACCATAAATTAATCTTTCAACTTAAATCTATAGGAGAGATAAGATGCCTTTTACAATTAGTCCAGGCGTTGTAACCAAAGAAATTGACTTAACAACTGTTGTTCCCGAAATTTCTATGACAGAGGGTGCAATTGCCGGTCCTTTTAGGTGGGGACCCGCATATGATCGCATTACAGTTAGTAATGAATCAGAACTATCAAGTACCTTTGGTAAACCAGACGCTGCCACATACAAATCATTTTTCACTGCCGCAAGTTATCTCGCATATTCGGGAAATCTTCAAGTAGTCCGTACACCTAATACAACTGATGCAAAAAACGCAACAATGGACGCATCAAATACTGTCTATATTGCAAATGATGAAACTTATGAAAACACCTATGATCCAGATATGGGTGGAACTCTGAATGCCACTTTTGGTGCCTTCGCAGTAAAATATGCTGGTGATCTTGGAAATAGTTTAAGAGTTTCCATGTGTGGAGCCACAAGAGCAAACACTAATTCAGATGGAACACTCAATAGTAATACTGATACTTCCATTGCTTGTACTTCTATTGTATACACCCTTGCAAATACTACTGTTGTTGGAGTAGGAACAACTTTTCGTGCCGATGTTGCTGTTGGTGATGTTATTTCTTTTGATAGTAAATATGCTGTAGTTGAAACTGTTACATCCGATACAGTATTGGTTGCAACAAGTCCTGCAAATATGGCCAGCTCGTCTGCCTATACTCGTAGGAGTAGATCAGCATTTGCTCAACCAGCGACAGATTTGATTGGAACAGTCGCAGCTTCAGCTAATGGAACTGTAATAACTGGAACAAGCACAAGCTTTTCTACTCAATATACTGTAGGTGATCTTGTTAAACTTGTTGGTACAAATGAAGAACGTAAAGTTTCTGCAATTGCATCAGCAACATCTATGACAGTATCAGAACCTTTTGTTGCTGCAGCAGCCGCAAACACTCATTCACGAAGATGGGAATATGCAGATGCTTTTGATAGCGAACCTACTACTTCTGCACATTGTGCAAGAAATGGTGGAAACTATGATGAAATTCATATTGCTGTTATTGATGAAGACGGAGAATTTACTGGAGCAAATAATACAGTAGTCGAAACTTATACAGGATCGGTTGCCGGTGGTGCAAAAGGAGAAGATGGTCAGAGTATTTACTACAAAGATTTAGTAAATAGGAAATCAATTTATCTCCGCTGGATGGACCATGATGCCTCTGGTGATGCAGACTCATATCTTGGCGGTGGAACAACTGCTTGGGGTGGAGTCGCGTCAGGAACATTTAATGGTAAAGGACTTATCGTATCAGCCAGTATGACAGGAGGAGCCTCAGGTTCAGCCTCGACACCTGGAAACATTCAGACAGGTCTCGATAAATACAAAAATGCAGAAGAAGTTGATGTAACACTTTTAATGACAGGTGATGCAACAGCCGCAACTCAAATTCACGCTATTAATAATATTGCAGAATATCGTAAAGATTGTGTAGTTTTTATTTCTCCTCTTCAGGCAAATGTTGTTGATAATGCCGGAAGTGAAGTTACAGATGTAATCGATCATAGAAATTCTATGCCGAGTTCATCTTATGCGTTTATGGATTCTGGATGGAAATATATGTACGATAAGTACAATGATGTATATCGATACATTCCATTGAATGGTGATATCGCCGGATGTTGTGCCTTTACAGATCAATCCCGTGATCCTTTTTGGTCACCTGCTGGATTAGATAGAGGTAATATACGTAACGCGATTAAACTTCCTTTTAATCCAAATAAAACAGATAGAGATAATCTTTATAAAAATGGAATTAATCCTGTCACAGCAATGCCTGGAAGTGGGATTCTTCTTTTCGGAGATAAAACTCTATTAGCAAAACCAAGTGCATTTGATCGTATCAATGTACGTAGATTGTTTATTTTGTTAGAAAAATCTATCGCGAGAATGGCTAATTCCTTTTTGTTTGAATTCAATGACGCATTTTCACAGTCTCGATTCACATCGACTGTTGAACCTTTCTTGAGAGATATTCAAGGAAGAGGCGGAGTTCAAGATTTTTCTGTCGTCTGTAATGAATCTAATAATACTCCTGAGGTCGTTGATCGTAACGAATTTCGTGGAGATATTTATATAAAACCATCTCGTTCAATTAACTTCATACAATTACAATTCGTTGCTGTACGTTCTGGCGTCGAATTTAGTGAAATTATTGGATAATAACGTATAAATAATAGTATATAAATAATTATAAGATGGGGGAAGACGATGACTTTCGAAGGAAGTACTTGTAAAAAAGGCTTCCCCATCACATCTTAACTTTTAGTCATCGGAGAAAATAACAATGGCATCACAATTTAACATAGACGCATTTACCTCAAAACTTACTCACGGTGGAGCATTAGCCAGTTTATTCGAATGTGAATTAACCGGTAATGTAGGTGGTAGTAAAGGAAGTATAGACACTTGGACCTTTATGTGTAAAGGTGTAACATTTCCTGCTTCAACTATAGATGTGGCTACAGTTACATATATGGGAAGAGCTTTGAATATTCCTGGTAATCGAGCGGCTGCTCAATTGACAACATCTGTTTACAACGATGAAAATATGGATATTAGAAACCATGTCGAAAATTGGATGGAAAGACTTAATTCTCATAAAACAAATAAAAGAGATACAGCTTTCAAGAAAATTCTTGACTACACTGCTGAAATAAAAGTTCGCCAACTTAAAAAAGACGGTTCAGGTAAATCTAAAGAATATGTATTTAAGAATGTTTGGCCCTCTACCTGTGCAGAAATAGCCTTGTCTTGGGATACCAATGAAATTCAGACTTTTGATATAACATGGGAATATAGTTATTTTGCTTCTACAGATTCAAACGTTGGAGCCTAATATAAATATTAGTGATGAAAACAATTTTACATGGGAACAGAGGTATTTGTTCCCATTTAACCTATTAGGAAAAATGTATGGCAGTTGAATTATTTGGATTTTCTATAGGAAGAGTAGATAAAGATAAAAAAAACAGGACATCTTTTGCTCTCCCAGAGCCAGAAGATGGAGCATTTGAAGTAGCCGGTTCAGGTGGTGCATATGGAACATATGTTGACCTAGAGGGCGCGGCTAAAAATGAGTTAGACTTAATCAAAAAATACAGAGAGATGGCAACATTTCCTGAATGTGATCAGGCAGTTGATGATGTTGTTAACGAAGCTGTCGTTGCAAATAGAGAAGAATCTCCTGTTAGTATTAGTTTAGAAAAATCTAATTTATCAGACAATATTAAAGACAGTATAAAGGAAGAGTTCGCAGAACTAGTTCGTTTACTTGATTTTAGGAGAGTAGGATACGAATTATTTAGAAAGTGGTATGTCGATGGTAGATTGTTTTTTCATATTATCATTGATAATAAAAACCCCAAACGTGGTATATTAGAACTACGCCCAATAGATCCTCTAAAGATAAAAAAAGTTAGACAAGCTAAGATAATAGAAGGTGTCAATGGCGCACAACTTGATACTTCTGGATTTCAAGAATACTATTTGTTTAATGAAAAAGGAATTTCAGATAGAGGTGGTGGAACAACAATTCAAATTGCTGATGATTCTATATCTTATGTTCATTCTGGAGTATTAGATCCAGGTAGAAAATTAGTTTTAAGTCATCTACACAAAGCGATCAAACCTCTTAATCAATTACGAATGCTAGAAGACGCGGTGGTTATTTATCGTATCTCACGTGCTCCTGAACGTAGAATTTTTTACATTGATGTTGGTAACTTACCTAAGATCAAAGCAGAACAATATCTACGTGATATCATGAGCAAATATAAGAACAAGCTTGTGTATGATTCCAATACTGGTGAGATTAAAGATGAACGTAAGCACATGAGTATGTTAGAGGATTACTGGCTTCCACGAAGAGAAGGTGGAAGAGGTACAGAGATTTCTACGTTGCCGGGAGGGGAGAATCTTGGTGAATTGGCTGATGTTGATTACTTCAAAACAAAACTATACAAAGCACTCAATGTTCCCCCTTCAAGGTTAGAACAAGATTCAGGCTTTATATTAGGTAGAGCAGAAGAAATTTCTAGAGATGAAGTTAAATTTACTCGTTTCATTGAAAGATTACGAGCTAGATTTAATATTTTGTTCAATGATATTTTAGAGAAACAACTATTACTTAAAGGAATTGTTTCATCTCAAGATTGGCTAGTTATAAAAGATGCCATAATATATGAATGGCAATCTGATTCACATTTTGCGGAACTACAAGAAGCAACAATGATGAGAGAACGGTTAGGAATGTTAGTAAATGATATGGGATACAGAGATGCAGTTGTTGGTAAATATTTCTCTCAAGAATATGTCAATAAACGTATTCTTAAATTGACTCAAGAAGAAATTGATAATATGAAAGATCAGATGGAGAAAGAAAAAGCAGAAGATGCCGGTGGAGGAGAATCAGAAGACCAACAATGGGAATTTGATCCGTCAGCTGGCAAGCCAGACTTAAAGGTGATCAGTAATTAAAATTTATAAATAGTATAAATATAAGAGATATTTAATAATAGAGGAAATTTATGTCTAATGAAACTACAATTGGTGATATCGTAGCATTGTCCACTTCAGATGATGCCGCAGGAGTAAAGACCGCAATAGGTGATGTACTTCAACAGAAAGTGATGGTATCATTAGAAAGTAAGAAAAAAGATTTTGCACAAACTTTTTTAACTAAACAGAATACAGACTCGAAAGAGCCGGAAAGTCAAGAGGAAGTAACAGATGGCAGCTGAAACACAAACGCTATTAGATTCAGAGCGTAAAGTGATTATGAAGTTTTTTTCCGATGCAGCAGAAGCGGATGTTAAGAAGATAGATGTTTCAACCCTTAATTGGGCTAAACATACTCTTACTTTATCTGGAGCGTCAACAGAAAACTTTAAAATTGGTGAAGTAATAACAACTGCCGCCACAGAACATTTTCTTGTTACTGGATTTACGGCTGGAGCAACCACAGTAGAAGTTGTTGGATGGGATAATACAAATAAAAAAGCTACAACTATTCTAACTACTATGTCTAATGGTGATGCAATTGTTGGTGCAGTATCAGGAACACATACAGAAACCGTTGCAAATAGTGGAAACTTCACAGAATTAGATTACAATCTCCTAGTTACTAAGATAATGTGGATAACAAACGGATTACAAGTTGACATTCAATGGGATGGATCTACTGCAGAAACGACTATTGCAGAATTAAGTGGTAATGGAACTTGGTCAATGCCAGGAAATGAATGGCCAGGAATTGGAGTAAATGCAACTGGTGATTCAGGTGGTGTTCTAGGAGATATTCAATTTACTACAACCGGACATGCATCTGGTGATTCATATACAGTTATAATGGAATGTAAGAAACAGGCACCAGGATATGATATTCCAGCATACGAAGAAAATACAAGTTTAGGATTTAAAGTAGACTACTTAAAAGGTAATTTCACATGATAGGAGAAAAATGAGACTTATATGCGAACAATTAGAAGATGTAGAATTTATATGTGAGGCTACTACAAAAGGAAAGAATTATTTCATTGAGGGTGTATTCATGCAAGCTGATGTGAAGAATCGGAATGGTCGACTATATCCTAAAGAAATATTACAAAAAGAAGCTAAAAGATATCACCAAAATTATATTCTACAAAACAGAGCGTTTGGAGAATTAGGACATCCAGAAGGCCCGACTGTCAATCTTGAAAGAGTTTCCCACATGATACAAGAACTTAAAGAGGATGGAAACAATTTCGTAGGTCGAGCAAAGATTATGGATACGCCTTATGGAAAAATTGTAAAGAACCTTATCGATGAAGGTGCCCGTTTGGGTGTCTCATCTAGAGGAATGGGCTCCTTAAAGCCTATGGGTAGCAATTGTAGTCACGTACAAGATGATTTTTATCTTGCAACAGCTGCAGATATTGTTGCCGATCCTTCTGCACCAGCGGCATTTGTCAATGGTATTATGGAAGGAAAAGAATGGATATGGGATAATGGTATTCTAGATGAACGCCATATTGCCCGAATCGAAAAAGAAATGAAAATAACTAGTCAAAAGCAATTAGATGAATATCAACTAAAAGCCTTTAACCAGTTTATGTCAAGTTTATAAAATTACTAAATAATACACAAAGTAAAACACTTAAATTAGAATAGATTAGGAGATTTAAATGTCTGAAGAATTAAAATCAGTAGAGTCTGAAGAGGAAATAATTGGAGAAGATTCTTCAGATGTTATAGAAGAATCCTCCGAAACAGTTGATGTTGGCCTCGATCAAATTTTGGAATATGCCTATGATGAAGGCATTGAAGAAGATCAAGTAGATGCTTGGATTGCCGAAAACTTTATTACCGAAGAAGGTGATGAGGAAGAGGAAGAAGAGCCTGAAGACGAAGAAGAAGGTGAAGTAGAAGAATCAAAAACTTCACTTAAGAAAGAAGAAGGCGAAGAAGAAGGCGAAGAAGAAGAGGAAGAAGAGCCCGTTGCCGAAAAGAAAATGTCCTCTAAAGCAAAGATGGCCGCAGCAAAATATGCTAAGTCCTCATCTGGTAAGAAAGCTATTGCAAAATCTAAAAAGAAGCGTTCGAAACCTGGCTATAAAGTTGATAAAGCACTTGCTAAGAAAATGGCAAAATCACGTAAAAAAGGTGGTATTAGTGCATCATTTGAAGTTCCCGGAACTAAAAATCAAATGTTGAAAAACATTTATGATCAAGTTAATGGAATGTTAAAATCTGATTTAGCAACTAAGTATGAACAAATCATGTCCTCAACCTCTCTTGAAGAAATTGAAGAAGATGTTGTTGAACCAGTTCGTACTAAAGTAGGCATTACTTCTGAAGATATTGCTCCAATTAATGTTCAAGATGACATCGAAGCATTAACAAAAGGTGAAGAAGGTCTTTCTGAAGAATTTAAAGCAAAGGCTACAACTATTTTCGAAGCCGCCGTTCATGCAAAAGTTGTCGATGAAGTCAATGTTCGAATGGCAGAACAAGCAAAAGAACAAGAAACTAGTTCTCAAGAGTTCCAAAAAGAACTTACAGAAAAAGTTGACGGTTATCTCACATATGTTGTTGAAGAGTGGATGAAAGAAAATGAATTAGCAATCGAAAGAGGAATTCGTTCCGAATTGGTTGAAGATTTCATGTCTGGACTCAAAACTCTCTTCACAGAACATTACATTGAACTTCCCGAAGAGAAAGTTGACATGGTTGACGACTTATTCACAAAAGTCGAAGACCTTGAAACCTCTTTGGATGAAGAGATTAATCGTGGAGTAGAACTCCAAAAAGAATTGGCTCAATTCAAAAAAGATGATGCCTTGACGCTTGCAACTAAAGATTTAGCCGATACTGATTCGGAAAAAATCTCTAAGTTGGCCGAAGGAATTGAATTTGAAAATACAGAGCAATACATTGAAAAATTAAATGTACTTAAAGAAAGTTATTTTCCTAAATCTGATGCTGTTACTTCAGAGATCACAGAAACAGATGAAACAATTGAAGTTTCTGATGAGAAAACGGAAGTAAAACTTGATGAAGACATGCAACATTATACATCAGCGATAAAACGCTATAATTCTTAATTTAAACCTTATAGGAGAAAAAAATGTACCTAGCTGAAGACCTACAAAAAAAGTGGGGACCAGTCCTTGGACACGAAGACCTCCCTCCGATTAAAGATAATTATCGGAAGGCCGTAACGGCAGTTCTTTTGGAAAACCAAGAGAAAGCTATGCGGGAACAATCCAGCCAAGACGGTGGAATGTTTGGAACCATCCAAGAAGCGGCTCACGCTAACAAGACCGGCGGTAATATTGACACCGTTGATCCTGTTCTAATTTCGTTGGTTCGTAGAGCCATGCCTAATCTCATCGCTTATGATGTTTGTGGAGTTCAACCGATGACTGGTCCTACCGGACTAATCTTCTG